CCCCCAGGTCTTTCATGATCGGGATGGTGTCGTCGGCGGCGAATCCGTAGGCCATGAGCTGCTTGACGCCCTGCGAGATCGATTCCACGTCGAAGGGTGTGGCCTTGGCGAACTGGATGACCTTGGCGAGCATCTGCTCACCCTTCGCCGCGTCGCCCAGGAGTGTCTGGTACGCGACCTTCGTCTGCTCAAGCCCCCCGGCGGCGCCGAGCGCGGCGCTTGCCAGGTTCCCGTAGGCGGTCGCCCCCGCTGCCAGCCCGGCACCGAGGGCGGCTGCCGCGATGGCGGTGCCGGCGATGGCGGTGCCGACGGCGGCGACGGCCCCGCCGGCGACGGCGGCCTGCCCGCCGACGAGGCCGAGGGTGGACGAGAGACCCTTGAGCGGCCCGCCGCCGATGAAGGCGAACGACTTCATGAGCCGCTGCAACGGGCCTTCGGTGTCCCGCCCCGCCCGACCCGTGCTGCCCATGACGCCGGACATCATCTGGCTGAAGCGGGAGCGGGAGCGGCGGGCCTGCTTCTGGTCGATCTCGTCCTGCACGGCGGCGGAGCGGCGCGCCGCTTCCTCGCGGGCCTTGTCCACCTGCGTCTGGAAGATCAAACGGTCGATGGCCGACCTCTTCGACCCGGCGTTCGCCTGGGCCTCGATCTGCTGCATGCGGTTGGTGCGGTCGCGGTCTTCGAGCAGGGCCTCTGTGTGCGCCTGCTGGATCATCGCATGGCGGTCGGCGAGCCATTTCCTGTGATCCTGCATCGCCTGACGCTGCGCCTGGGCGATGGTCTGGTTGTGCAGAATGCTGTTGCGGATGGTGCGCTGCTGATCCTCTTTGGCCGCCTCGTCCTGTAGCCGGGCGATCTCAAGAACCTCGTCGTGCGCGGCGTTCACCCGAGCCTTGCGGTCGAGTTCGAGCTGGTCATCGATCTTCTTCTGGGCGAGAAGCCCCTGCCACATACTGTCTACGCTGGCTTCCTCCACCTGGCGCTGCACAGCAGCGGCGCGGGTCACGGAGTCGAGGCGATCCTTCATCGCCTTCTTGATCTCGCGCGATTCCGACTGGCTTTGGGCGTAGAGCTTGCCTCCCTCCGCACCAGTCGGCGCCTTGCGGCCCTCCTTGCCCGCCAGGGCGCCCATGAGGCCCTGTTCCTCGGTGCCGCTCTTGACCCCATCGGCTTACGCCTTGCCCACCTTGCGGCCTGCGGCTTTGGCCTGTGCGGCAGCGGTGGCCGCGCCCCTGGTGATGGTCGCGCCGGCCTTCGCCGCGCCACCACCGGCGCCGGACATGCCCTGCGACACGCCCGTGGTGTAGCTCTTGCCGACCTTCGTGCCAGCCGTCGCTGCGGCGGCGGCGCTCTTCGCGGAGGTCTTTGCGATGCTCGCCGAGACACCCTTGAGGATGTTCTCGATCTGCTGCGCGGTCTGCCGAACCTCGCGCACAGTTTCGCGCTGGAAGTCCGAGGCGTCTGGGACGATCTTGACCGCGAGGGTGCCGACAACGGCAGAGCCAGTTCTACCAGCCATCGGCTTCCTCCTTCTCGGCGACAGGGCCACGCGCCGCGAGACGGGCGCGAATCTGGTCTTGCGGCAGGTCTATGCGCGGCTTGCGCCGCGTCGGGGCGTCCCCGTCGCCATCGGCGTCGCCGAACGGCAGGGACAACTTCGACTTACCCCCGCCCCGCTGCCAGTTGGCGATTGCGAGGTGATCTATTGCGAGCGCGAGAAGGCGCTCGGACAGGCTCCACGCCGCTGTATCGGCCCGCCCCCCGTCGTCGGGGGCGGGGTGACGGGCCGATACGGCACGGGCGAAGCGCGAGTCGTGCGACAGTCCGCGCACGAGGACGCCGAACCGCCGCCAGGTGTAGGTTCGACCCGGCGACAGCGGCAGGTGGTAGGTCTGCTGGAAATCGGCCTCTAAAGCGTCGCGCAGCTCGTCGTCGAGCAGCGGCGCTATGAGGCCGGCGATTCCCCCGGCGTCACTCCCTGCTGCGCCTTCACCAGCACGTCGAAGATGGCCCAAGCCTCGCGCATGGTGAGGGTGAGGGCGGCGAAGTCCTCGCGGGAGTCCTCCGTCACCGACTGCGTGAGCATGTCCGCGAGCCACACAACCTCGTCGAGCGACTGCGACTCGACATCGCGGCCCTGCGCCATGATCGACAGGGGCACATCCATGAGCTCCCCGAAAACCCATTCACGACCCCTGAACCGCAGGGTCGTGGTGTTCGACCCGGCGATCTGCTCGGAGAGCATGGCGTCGATGTCGATGGTGACGGGATTGGGGTCGGGGTTGAGCGGTGCAGCCTTCTTCGGCATTGCGCGGTGTCCTTATCGGTCTGGCGCGATGTCGGTGGGGTGAAGCCCCCGGCTGTCGCGCACACCGCGCGAGGCGCGACAGCCGGGGAGTGGGGGGGGCTCGCTACGCGAGGGCGACGCTGGCGAACTCCTTGAAGGGCAGGTTGCCCAAGCTGGAATCGGGGTAGGCGGAGACGGTGACCTTGTAGCCGACCGGGCTGCCGTTCTTGTACTCGATGGAGCCACGGTCGGTCACCTCGGCCTGCGGGATGAAGAGCCGGTGCTCGTTGCTGCCGTCGATCCAGTCGATGATGAGGGCCTTCTTGCCGAGGCCCGAGCCTCCGAACGTCCACGACTTCTTGCCGGTGTCGATGACAGCCGAGCCGAAGAACTCAAGCGTTGCGGAGTTCGTCTCGATCATCGTGAACTCGACCGTGTTCTCGATCTTCGTCACAGTCTTGCGAACCTCGGCTGAGTTCTGCCAAGCGGTGATCGAGGTGGTGTCCACCTTGGACGGGGTGAGGGAGATGCCATCCTCGGACAGGTAGCCGAGCGCCTTCCACGCCGGGTCGAGCGCGGTGTTGGCGTCGGTGGGGGCGACGGCGCCGACCGGGGCGACGTAGATGTTGCCGGTGACCGCGACGCGCACATTGTCGGCGGTCAGGGTCAGGGACGCGGTGCGGGCCTCCACCGTCAGCGGTGCGGGGTCAGGGCTGTTAGCAGGCATGGTTCTGTGCTCCTTATGCACTAGGGCGGACTGTTACTAGCCGCCCATCGGCGGCGCTGCGCGCGGTTACCCGAGCCTCACGGCGCGGGGGTTGGGGGGGATCGGAACCGGAAGGCCCAATCCATGACGAACCTCGGCTGCGCCGGATCGTCACCTTCCGGCAGCCACAGCGGGCCGGAGAGTTCGACCGCCTCCACGCACCCGGTGAGGTGCAGGGGGGCGACAGGTAGGTGGGAGCGGATGGCGGCAGTCACATCGAGGGCCTCGTCGGCGTCCGCGCCGTAGCAGTCGAACTGCACGTCGATGCGGTCGAACGGAGGCTCCAAGCGCCCGCCGGCGCGGGTCAGCCGAACGAACGGGCCGGACTCCCAACCCTCCGACGACTGGCCCAGCGGGTAGTTCGCCACTGTGCGGAGCCACAGCGCGAGATCGGCCACGGCGTCGCGCATCGGGAACACCGACGGCTGCCACGTCACGGCGCGACCCCACGGGCGAGGACGGCGGAGCGGAAGGCGTGGGCGCCGGGGCGGCGCTCGTTGCCGAACTCGATGAACAGGGCATCGGAGTAGGTCGAGTAGATGAAGCCGATGGTGCGGTCGTGCTTCAGGTCGTCCTCGCGCAGCTCGCCCACAATCGACGAGGCGAACGCCGCGTGCCTGCCGGTCACCCGGCCAGCGGCGAACTTCCTGATCTCCACCTCGGTCAGCGACATCTGGTACTGGATCATCATGATGGTGCGGGGATCGGAGAACGCCTCATCCATCCACTCATCGGCATAGCGGTCGATCTGGCCCGAGACGTGCTTCCAGTTGGAGCGATGAATCTTCACAGCACCCACGTCAGCCCTCGATCCAAGCCACATCGGCGACCATGTGGTGCGGCCCGTGCGGGGTGGACACCATCCTCGGGGGGCCGATCACCTGCCAGGTACGGTTGTCCACCACGATCCTCGTCATCGAGTTTATGGGCGCGCCCACCAGGAAGTAGGCCAGTCCCTTCTGCTCGCGCCGCGACCGCTCGGACTCCGAGCCGGACGATGAGCGCGGTTGCAGGGCGCAGCGCACCACTCCGACATCGACCGGGGATGACCAGTCGGCCACCACGTCGCCGGCGCGGTTGCGCCGGACAGCCGGCGCCCTCACCAGCGCCACCTGCCCGAGCAGCGAGCCGATCACAGCCCCGCGTACCCGTCGGACAGGATCGCCGCAGCCGTGTCGGCGGCGTCGATGCGGAGACTGTCGTCCTCGGCCCGCCTGCTGCGGATCGAATACACGGTGCCCGAGCCACAGCCCGCGTGGGCGGCGATCAGGGACAACTCGGGCGGCAGGTACCACGCACCGGCGTCGCCGCCGAGCTGGTACGAGTAGTCACCGATAGTCTCCGAACGGTAGCCGTGCGGGTTGTGGTACTCGCGGATGATCGACTCGATCACCACGCGCCACACATCGTCGGGCAGGTGATACCACTCAACCCATTTGTCCCGCTTGCACGGGGCGACCGCGCGCAGGTGGGACAGGGCTAGGGCCAGCGTGGCTTCGAGCCACGCCGGGTCGTGATCCACGCCCGTGCGGGCCTTCACCGCGTCGAGGACGCGGTTCGGCGGGGTGACACGGGAGTATTCGCTGGAGAACTCGATGCTGTAGGGGGTGGCCGTCGGGGCGCCTTCCTCGGGTTCAGCCATCGCGGCCTCCTTGGGTTGGGCCGGGCGGCAGCCCCGAGGGGACTGCCACCCGGCCTCGTTCGGGCTTACTTGGTGGAGGCGGCCAGCGTGGAGGGGGCCAGCGTGATCTTCACGAAGGCGCTGTCGCCGCGCAGCCCGGCGCACTCAAGGTAGTGATCCAGCGACCAGATATCCTTCTTGTACTTCTGGTCGTACGAGAACACCGAGCGGAAGCCCACACCGTCGTAGGACTCGGTGGCCGCGACTGCCGCGCCCTTCGGGCGCTCCGGCACCAGCGAGATCACCGACAGGGCATCGCGGTGGCAGACGTACGCCTCGTCGGCGCCGATCACGACCGACTCGAACACCGGCATCCCCAGCACCCGCCCGATCTGGGCCTGACGGAAGGCGTTGGAGTCGCCAGCGTAGTCGGTGCGGAGGAACTGGTCGCTCCGCAGCGCCTCGGCGGCGACACCGCTGCCGGTGATGACGAAGCGGTTGTCCAGCGGCACCTCGCTGTCGGACAGAATCTTCCTCGCGTCGATGAAGGCATCCACCGGGCCGTTGGCGTCAGTGGCGACGCGCTTCATCGTGACGGTGTTGGTCGAGTTTGCGGCCAGCCGGGCGGCGATCACGTTCTCGGCGTTGCGGACGAGAGCCTTCGCGGCAGGCTCGACCACTTGGAAGCGCCAGTCGGTGATGTCGAAGTCCCACTGCTCCTGAAGAATCTCGACCGACACGTCATAGATGTCGTTCACCTCAACCTCAAGCACACCCTCGGTCACGGCCTGCACCGAGATGCCGTTGGTGCGGTTGAACTTGTTTGCGGTCAGCGACGCCTGCTTGCGGATCGACACCTTCTGTCCGCTGCCGCCGCCGAACTCCTGCTGCACGGTACGGTCGAACAGCGACGGCAGGACAGCGTTGTCCCGCCACACGCCGAGCGCGAGGCGGGCCAGCTTGGACGGGCTGGTCAGGCTACCTGGGGTGATGAACTTGTTGGGCATCTTTCTCTCCTTCCCCTGATC